CAGGACAGTATGAATGAAGAGCAATCTTCAGAGATATTTTTTATATGATAGAGTTTGCATTAATTAAAGGATTCTGCATAGGAATGACATCAGAAGATAATNATNTAAGAATTTTCTTAATAAATTAAAGTGAAAACAGTTAATTCTTTAAGTGGTGGCAAATCATCAAGCTACATAGCCTTAAACTATCCTGCTAACTACAATGTATTTAGTTTAGTTAGAACCAATGAAAAATCTTGTTTATATCCTGACTCTAAAGTAAGACAGATAGTATCGGATAAAATAGGGTGCGAGTTTATAGGTACAACTGAGCAAGATGCTATTATTAAAATAATGTTGCAACTTTCTGAAAAGATTGATATAGATTGGGTTACAGGTCAAGCATTTGAAAATGTTATTAATGGTGATTGGAATAAAGGTAAAAATGGTAAACATTATTTACCTAATATGATGGTTAGATATTGCACAACTCATTTAAAGATGTTACCTATATTTGACTATTGGAAAAAAAATATAAATGAAGTTTGCGATATGAGAATAGGTTTTAGAAAAGGAGAAGAACGCAGACAAAAAAATATGTTAAATAAATTAAACGATAATGGTAACGAAGAAATTAAAGTAATTGTAGGTAAAGCAGGTACTCGTAATAAATGGGGTATGGTAGAATGGAGAAAGCCTAGTTTTCCTTTAATTGATAATGGTATAGATAATAGAGCAATACAAGAATACTGGAATAAAAATAATGATATAGACTTTCCTAAAGGTTACTACAATAATTGTGTGGGGTGTTTTCACAGAAGTCCAATGTTTTTAAATAAGATGAGTCAAGAACATCCTAATAAAATTGAGTGGTTTGCAAAAATGGAAAAAGTAAATGCACCTAACACATTTAGAAAAGATGTAACCTACAAAGAAATTCAACAATACAATCCACAGTCAGAATTATCTTTTAATGATTTTAATGAATGTGATAGTGGTTATTGTGGTTTATAATTATATTTGAAAAAACTCTCCTAGTATGGAAAGTTTCTTAAATTTATTAATTGGCTTCTTAAATGTTCTGAAGTAGCTTTCTCTTTGTCTAGCAATCTTTGAAAAGAATTACAGAAGTCTTTAAGAGTTTTCTGATGCTCAGGGCTTAGAGCTTTGTATAATTGAATCATTGCCTGTAGTTTTTTATTCTTATCCATAGTTTCTATTTGTTAATAACTATGTGAAGATATAAACTTATTTTATATATCCTACTACATTAGTTAAAAACTTTTAAAATTATTGCAATGTTATTCAAACTATACTTGTTATATTGCCTAATTGTATAACTATATTTAATCTGATTTGGGGCTATTAGATAATATCAAAAGAATTTTTTCTCCTTCTAAGGAAGATCGTAATTTTGCACAAACTTCATTTTTTTCTAATCTTAATGGCCCAGCTGTAAGTTCAAAAGAACAGGCTATGAGTCTAGCAGCAGTTACTGCTTGTGTTAGAGCAATCAGCACAGCTGTAGCATCTCTTCCTTTAAATCTATATAAAAGAGAAGGAGCAGATAAAACTATAGAAAAGAATCATATATTATACAAGTTAATACATGACTCACCAAATAAAATTAATACTTCTTATACTTGGAGAGTACAGCAGATGATTAATCTTTTATTAGAGGGTAATTGTTATTCTGTAATAGTTAGAGATAATAGAGGTACTCCGATAGAATTAATACCTTTAATCTCAGACAATGTTAGAGTTATTAAATATGATGATTCTATTTTTTATGATGTTCAAGATGTTGATCAGCCTCTAAATAGTTTTGATGTACTACATATATCAGGACTGTCATTTGATGGGTGCTACGGATATAGTCCTATCTCTATGTATGCTGAGACTTTAGGATTAGGAGTAAAGTCTAGAGAGTTTGCAAATAACTACTTTAGTAATGGAGGTAATATATCAGGTTATTTAAAAAGTCCTTCTCCATTAAAACCTGAAACTATAGAACAGTTAAGATTTAGTTGGAATCAGAAGTATTCAGGAACAGGAAACTCACATACTACAGCAGTTCTTCCTAATGGCATGGAGTATCATAGATTAAATTTAACTCCAGCAGACTCAGACTTATTAAGACAAATGGAGTTCACTAGAGAAGAGATAGCTTCAATTTTTGCAGTTCCTCCTTCTCAGATTGGAATCATGAGAGATTCTTCTTCTAGAGCAAATGTAGAAGAGCAGTCTATTATGTTTACAGAAACTGCTTACTACCTTATTTAATAAATTGGGAACAGGAGCTTAATAAAAAATTACTTAGATCTGATGAACAAGAAACTTTGTTTTTTGAATTTAATGCTTCAGGTATTCTTAGAGGAGATATAGAAAGCAGATACAACAGTTATGCTATAGCTATTCAAAATGGATGGCTTAGTAGAAATGAGGTACGAGAATTAGAGAATCTGAATAAGGAGGAAGGACTATCAGATTATTTAGTTCCTTTAAATATGGCAGATGCCACAAAAGAAGAGACAGATGAAGAATAACATAGAGAGAAGAAATATAAGCTCCTCAGAATTTGAAGTTCGAGAAGCTGAAGATGGTTCATTTATCATTGAAGGATATGGCTCTGTTTTCAATAGTGAGTCAAAAAATTTAGGAGGATTCTATGAATATATTAGTCCTGATGCCTTTAGAAGTGCAGATATGACTCAGACAGTAGCTTTAATTAATCATGATAATAATTATCCATTAGCTAGAAGTCCTAAAAATTTACAGCTTTCTATAGATGAAAGAGGATTAAAATATAAAATCTCTTTAGGGAATCAGTCTTATGCTAGAGATTTATATGAAAGTATTAAGAGAGGAGATATAACTTCTTCTTCTTTTGCTTTTACTATAGCTGATGGAGGAGATTCATGGGAAAAAAGAGATGGTAAACTTATTAGAACTATAGAAGAGATAGATATGTTGTACGATGTATCAGCTGTTACAAATCCAGCTTATTCATCAGCTACAGTATCTGCAAGATCACAAGAAAAAGTAGAATCCTTAACTGCTGAAAAAATTGAGGAGAAAGATGAGGATAAGGGTACTCCTCAGAGTTATTATCGTAAATTGAAATATATATTATTAAAAAAGAAAACAAAATGAACAGCGTAAAATTAAAAGAAGAAAGAGCTTCATTGATGGAGAATCTTTCAACAATGGTAACATTAGCAGAGTCTGAAACTCGAGAGCTAACAAAAGCAGAAACTACTGAGTTTGATTCAGTATCTGCAAAAATTGATTCAATCAATACTAACATTGAAAGAGCAGAGAAATTAGAGTCTTTAAATGCTTCTATGGCAGCTACTTCAGGAGTAAAACAAGAAATTAAACAACCTAAAGAAGTTTCTGAGTATCGCTTTACTGATGCAGTTGCAGCAGCTTATTCAGGAAGATTAGATGGTTTAGTTAAGGAAATGGATGAAGAAGCAAAGCTAGAAAGTAGAGGTAAATTAATGCAAGGTGTTTGCATTCCTTCCTCTGTACTTCATGCTAGAGCAGTTACTACTGCATCTCCAGGAACTGATTTAGGATCTTATATTGATCAGCTTTTTAACAATAGTGTGCTAATTGAAGCAGGAGCAAATTATTACTCAGGACTTGTAGCTGATAGAGCTTTTCCTGTAATTAGTGGAATGAGTTCTTCATTTGTTGCAGAAAATAATACTACTGATGTAGATGGTGCTGGAACACTAACTCCTTTGACTTTATCTCCTACTAAATTAATTTCTGTTGTAGATATGTCTGCTGAGTTAATGGCTCAGAATGTAGGAGCTGAAGCTGCATTCCGTAGAAATATGGCTGCTTCACAAATGGCTACTTTTGAAGGAGCTTTATTAACTTCAGGAAATAATATTGGCAATGCACCTCAATCTATTTTCTCTGCTTTATTTGATGCTGGTAATGCTATAACAGCAGCAGTAGCTGTGGCAATGGAAGGAGCTATTATTGGAGGTGGAGTTAATCCTTCATTAAATAAATTATCATGGATATTAAATGGAGCAGCATTAACTTCAGCAAAAGCTGCTGTTTTAGTAACAGCAGTATCTGCTTTATTAGATCCTAGAGATAAGACTCTTAATGGTTATAATTATTACTGTTCTTCTAATGTAGGAAATACAGATGGATCAGCTCCAGCTACTTCAGTTGAGGCTGTATTTGGTGACTTTAGTAAAGTGCACATTGGTCAATTTGGTGGATTATCGCTAATTTATGATCCATATACAAGAGCTGCTCAAGGGCTTGGTAGAATTGTAGCTACTAATTTAATGGATGGTAAAGTAGCTCAGATTCCTTCTACAGCTACAGTAAATGATCCTTTACAAGCAATTACATCATAAATTTAATTAATAATTAAGAGAGGGAGGAAACTCCTTCTCTTTTACTCTTTTTCTATGGCTTATAACTATGTATCTTATGCTACAGGGCTTCCAATGAGTTCACAAACGTCTCCTCAATTGGGTAGATATATGACTCTTACAAATGCTTCTGAAAAGACTATAGAACTAAGTGATGTAAAAACACATTTAAAAATAAATTCTTCTATAACTTCAGAAGATGGATATTTAACAAATCTAATTAACGTAGCTACAGAGATGGTGCAAAATTATACATCTTTGATATTAATGCAACAAACTATAGAATTACATTTACCTTATTTTATGAATAAGATAGACATTAATAGAAGTCCTGTAGATACTATAACACACGTTAAATATTATGATTCAGCTAATACTTTACAAACAATAAGTTCATCTAATTACATTGCTAATTTTGGAACAAATGATTCTCTTAATCAAAGTCCAATAATTACATCAATATTACCTAAAGATAATTTTACATATCCTCAAACTTATCCTAGAATGGATGCTGTACAAATTAAATTTGTTGCAGGAATAGATAGCAATGCAGATGTGCCACAAACTATAAAACAGGCAATACTTATAATTATTGGCTCATTATATCTTAATAGAACAGATATGGTTTACAAGATGCCAACATTATCAGAATACTTATTAAATCCATATAGATTAAATGTTTTGTAATGGCAGAAAAAAAATTACAAGCTGGTTTATTTTCTGATGAAATATATTTAGAAAAGTCAACAAAAAGTACTCCTAATGATTTTGGAGAATCTTCAAATTCTTGGGCTTCAGTTCGTAGTGTATGGGTTATGACAGATTTTTTATCAGGTAATACTGAAGTTAAAAATGATGTAGAGCAGAGAATATCTAAATTAAAAGTTACAGGAAACTATATAGATTTACAAGAAATATTAAAAGCTGCAAATTTATATAGATTAAAAATTTATGATTTAGGAACTATTTCTCCTGATTTTACTTATTATTATATTACAGAAGTAAAACCTATAGGTTTTAGAAACAGAGAATTTATTGAGTTATATTGTAAAGGTAGATATTAATGGCTGTAGCTAATTTTTCTAAAGATCAATGGTCTATAAAAGTAGATAAAGCTCAAGTTTTAAATCTTGAGAAACTTTTAAAAGAAGTAGCTGGAGTGATGACTAAACAAAAATATAAGCAGTTTAGAACAAAGGTAGCTAGAGAAGGTGGTAAAATTATACAAAAGGAGATTAAAAATAGAATACCAAAAAGAATAACTCCATTAGGAGTAACAGGAAGATATTCTACTCCTAAATTATTTGGAAAGATGAAAGCTCCTAAAGGAATGGGAATTATGACTACTTACCAGCCAGTAGGAACAGCAAAAAAATCAGTTAAAGTATTTCAATCTAGGTTAAATAGAAAATTTTCTGATGTTACTGTCGGGCCAATGACTAAGAGAAATAATAAAAATCCTCGATTTGATGGNTGGTATGTAAGATTTTTAGAACAAGGAACTACACATTATTCAGCTCAAAGGCCTGTAAAAAGAGGTTTAATAGCTGGGAAAGATAGAGCTTTAAGAACTATGGAAAAGTTATTAATTGAAAAATTTGATACAGTAGGTAAAAATTATGGCAATAGGTAAAGTAATAAATAATATACTTATTAATAATTCAGGAATACAAACTTTTTTCACTAATAATGGTGGAGGAAGTCCTAGAGTTGTACCTATTATTTTTCAAGATCCTGCTTATACATCAGCTGAGACAGTTACTCCTTCAATATTATATGAAATAAATAATGTTGAGCCAACTTTGGTAAAAGGGCAAACTTCTCCTGTAGATGTATTTCAAATATCTATAACTATGCTAAATGATAGTTATGCTTTAAGTCAAGAATTATCTACTCTAGTAAGAACTGCTTTAGATAATTTTTCAGGAGTTAATTCCTCAGTTAATGTAGATAATATCTATTTTATGGATGAGGATGATAACTTTATACAGAACACTCATGAGGGGCAAAGTGGTATCTTTGTTTTTGAGCAGTTATTTAAAATAAGAGTTAAAAAATGAAGATATATTTTAAAGAAAAGTATTATAAGATGTGGAAGACAATGGAGGTGGGAGATTGTGCTAATGTTTGCTTTCAAACAGCTAAAAGATTAGTAAAAGAAGGAGTAGCATCTTATGAGGAAGTAGAAAAATTAATAAAAACAAAAAAGAAAAAAGTAAAACAAAATGGCAACTAATAATGTAATTAACGGAACTGATATAGGTATTTATATCAGTACAACTTCAGATGGTACTTATACTCTAGTAGCATTTAGCACAGATGCAAGTCTTTCTCTAGCTATGGAAACTAGAGATGTAACTAATAAAGATTCTTTAGGATGGAGAACTCTGTTAGAATCAACTCGATCAGGGAGTATATCAGGGAATTTCCTATATGCTGAAAGAGATTCAGCAGCAGCAGATCAATTTAATTTTGTAGATTTATATGATTACTACTACGCTAGAACTCCACTATTTGTAAAGTTTAATACTGCTGTATCAGGGGATACTTATTTTAAAAGTGGATGTTATTTAACTTCTTTAGAGGCTTCAGCACCTACAGAAGATAATACTTCATGCTCATTGACTCTAGAACTTACAGGAGCAATAACAAAAGCAACTAATTAATTTATAATATGACTACAGTAAATTTAAATGAAAAAGATTTTCCTATTCATTTTGGCATAGGTACTTTAAGAAAGTTCTCATCTGAGGCAAAAATTCCAATAGCTAAATTTAGCAATGGTAAAATGATGGAAGAATTGACTTTAGATGATTTAATGACTATGATATTCATAGCTTTTAAAGAAGGACATAGAAAAGCTAAAAAGAAATTTTCTTTAGATATTGATGCTGTATGTGATTTGATAGATGAGACTGAGGGAGGGCTCGAGAAGATAATGGCAGTCTTCGGTGAAACAATGCCCTTCTCTGAGGGAAAGTAAAAGAGGGCTCAGGGGAAGATAATTCTTCTGAGCCTATTACTTTTGATACAATAGATCAACAGGGATTGGGTGTGTTAAGATTAACTCCTGAAGCTCTTGATGATTTAACATTCAGACAGTATGATAATGCTTTAAAGGGTTATTATAAAGATCAAGAAACAAAAGAAAGGTCTGAATGGATTAGATGTAGATGGCAGACTACTCTTCTTCTAAATATACAAATGGAGAAAAAAAATAGGGTAAAGCAGAAAGATTTAATAGAATTTGAATGGGAGAAAGAGAATAAACAGAAACTTACTCCTAAAGAAATAAAAGATTTACAGAATAGATTAAAAAATTTTTAGATGGACTCTAGGTTAAATGTATTAGTAGGAGCAAAAATACAAGGATTAGAAAAGGGCTTAAAAAAAGCTCAGAGATCCATGAGAAAATTTTCTAGAAGTACAGAAAAACTAGGAAAATCATTTTCTAGGTCTTTAACTTTACCTTTAGCTGGTTTTGCAGCTATGTCTATAAAGGCATTTGATACACAGGCTAAAGCTGAGGCTGCTTTAAATACTGCTTTAGGAGATAATGAACAAGCATTTAAATCTTTAACAGAACAAGCTAAAGAACTACAAAAAGTTACTTTATTTGGTGATGAAGAAACTATAGCAGCTCAGACAATGTTGGCTACTATGGGACTAGAAGAAGAAGCTATTAGAAGGCTTATTCCTTTAGTGCAAGATATGGCTACTGCAAAAGGTATGAATCTCACAGCTGCTGCTGATTTAGTAGCTAAATCTGTAGGAAGTTCAACAAATGCTTTATCTAGATATGGAATAACTATTGAAGGAGCTGTAGGAAGTACAGAAAGACTAGATTCAGCAGTAGAATCATTATCTACAATGTTTTCAGGTCAAGCTCAATCAGCTGCTGAAGCTGGTACAGGAGCATGGACTCAGCTGACAAATGCATTCATGGACTTTTCAGAGGAAGTAGGTAAAGCTTTGCTACCTTTGTTAGATCCTTTAAAAAATAAGCTACAAGAAATAACAGACTTTTTAAGTTCTTTAACCAAAGAACAGATTGAAGCAGGTATAGAATTTGGTTTATTTATAGCAGCTATTGGACCAGCTTTAATAGTATTAGCAAAATTAACTACAGCTATAAGTTCTATAGGAACTGCTTTCTTATTTTTATCAGGGACAGCATTACCTGCACTCAGCACAGCCTTTGCAACTTTAAATACATTTATGATAGCAAATCCAGCTATACGTTTAGCTACAGGATTTGTAGCTTTAGGAGTGGCTATCTATAATATAGTTCCCTTGTTTTTTGATGCAGAAGAGGAAGAAGGTAATTTTATGCTTACTACAAAAGCTACTAATGATGCATTAGATGCACAATACAAAAAATTTAATGTATTAATACCTACAATTAAAAAAACAGATGTAGCATTAAAAAAAATAAACAAAACAAAAAAAGAAACTAAAGAAGATACAAATAATCTAAATACATCTGTTAAGTCATTAGGTAAGTCATATAGTGAATTAGTAAATATTGATTTTAACTCTACATTTACTCAAGTAAATGAGCAAGTAACTACATTGGCTGAATCTGTAGAGGGGTTGGTTGATAATTTTGCTAGTGGGTTTGTAAATATTTTTCATACTATGACAGATGCACAAGGTAAAGTTCTTTCTTTTGGTCAAAAGTTCACAAATTTTGCTACTCAATTTTTAGTAGATTTAGCTAAAATGATAGCTCAAGCTGCTATTTTTGCTGGTATTATGGCCTTAATTACAGGAGGTGGATCTGTAGGATTTAATGCTATTTTTAACAAAACATTAAATATACCTGGTAGAGCTAGTGGAGGCTCAATGACAGGAGGAAGGCCTTATTTAGTAGGTGAACATGGAGCAGAGCTTGTAGTACCTTCAGGTAATTCTAGTATAAGTTCAGCTTCACAGACTGCATCTATGGGTATTCCTGATGTAAAAATATCAGGGGAAGATTTACTTATAGTATTTAACAGAGCAAAAAGACATAGAAATACACTAGGATAATGGCTTATAAAGTAACTACAAACACATTTTATTCTGACAGAGGTAATAGATATGATATAGAGCTTTGGAGTCAAAGTTTGTCATCCATTACAGGTCAAACTTTTACAACATCAAAAGGAGGATTTAAACTATCTTATAAAGGTAGTGAAGATAGAAAAAATGTAGTAATGCCTTCTGAACTTACATTTCAATATATAACTCATGCAACAGCTTCAGATTCTATTTTTGATGAATTAATCCTTAAAAATATTTTAACATCTGATTCTGAAGAATGGTTTGTAATAGTTAAAAGAAATTTTGTAGTATTTTGGTGGGGAGGAATAGAAGCAGGGTTTGATTCTATAGAAAATGATTTTTATCCTTACTCTGTAACAATTAAAGCTAATGATTATTTAGGTAATGCAGTAAATAGAAAAGATTATATTTCTATAAGTGATGCTTCTAGAACAAAAGTTTCTAATTATACTGCTAAAATGTATACAGATTACTCAGGAATTATTACAAATAATTTTGTAGCTGATACTTTTCCTTTAGGAGTAAATGAATTATTATACAGATTTAATAACAGATGGAAGCCTAATAATATTGAGGGTTATGGTACTACTTACAATTCCTTATCATTATTAGCTGTTGATCAAAAATCATTTATAGCTTCATCTAATGAATCAAATAAATATTATCCAGCTAAAGCATTTAAAGATTGTCTTAAATCATTAGGGCTAAAAATGTTTCAAGCAGATGGTAAAATTAATATAGTTCAAAATTATAGTTTAGCAGGTTCAACTATAGATTTTACTAATGTTAAATATAGTGATATACTAACACAAACAGGAACAGGTTATGTTGAAAATTATGGATTAACACAAGAAGTAAATTTAGACAATTCTGCAACTCCTACAATTAATTCAGGTTTTATTGGTCAAGAATGGATTGATAATCCTGTAGATTTAACATCAGGTTGGACTGTACAAGGTGGAACAATCACAGGAAGTAATTCATGGAACTCTACAAGTGCTACAACAAATGTAAGAAAAACTTTACAAGCTGGTCAATATAGAATATCCTATTCATGTAATGATACTTCTATAACTATTAGATATATACTTTCATCAGGTGGAGGATTACAAACTTTACTAACTGAATCAGGTGAAGTTAATTTTGAATTATCTGAATCAGGTTCTTTATATATATATTCATCAACTTCTTCAGGAGCTGTTACTTTTGATAATATAGGTTTACAAAAAGGAGTTTTTGCACATAGAACTTTTTTAAATGGTCAACAATGGAGATTTGAAAGGCCTTTAAGTATTGTAAGAGGTACTTTTTCACATGGTCAAGATTTTGCTCAGGCTAATAGTAATTTCCCATCTAATACAGATGAAGTCAACTATTCAGCTCCTCCTTATGCATCAGCTTTAACTTCTATAGGAGCTTTTTCTACAGCTGCTGCAGATAGTTTAGTTATGGGAATTAATGTCTTTTCTGCTCAATATTTTGATTTTACTTCAGCTGCTAATAATGTTACACATATAGGAGGCTCAATAACTTTAAAATTAAAAATAGGTAGTTATTATTTAACAGGAAATGTAGATGGTGACTTATCTTGGACATTAAGTACAGCTAATTTTATAGTTAATATACCTATAGAAGAATTATCAGGTAATTATTCTGATAGTTTTCCTGTACAGAGTTTAAATACATATTGCCAATCATTTATACCTAATGAAAGTAGAAGTCCTTTTTATGCTGGTACAGGTTCAGCTGCTTATATAGGTATTAATAGGTTAATAACACTTCCTTCTGTTGGTGCAGGTGGAGATGTACAACTACAGTTTGTTGCTTCTAGTTTTAATTATTATACAAATCCTGACACATCTAATCCTAATACAAGTCCTACACCTATAACATTATCACAACCTAATTTAGCTCAACAATGGTACACAGGAGTTAATGTTTTATCTAATTATACTAATTACTTTCAAATTTCATTTAGTGATACAGCTTTGTCAGAACAGGCTATAGAATTTTCTGCTTCTTCTTCTCAAGATAATTTTGAAGAAATTGATTTTGGAGAACTACCTATAGGAATGACAGGAGATGATAATTCTACAGTATACTCCTTATTAGCTTGGGATGGTACTTCCTATCAACAGCCATCAACAATACAAGTAGAAGGGACAGGAACTACTTACAATATGTGTTCATTGTTATTAGATGAATATATTAAACCACAATCTCAGCCATTGAGAATAATTGAAGGAGATTTATTAATTAATGATTTTTCTGCTTTTAAAACTTTAAATGTTAATATAGGTAGTAATGAATCTATTGATGGTGATAACGAAGGTAGATATACTTTAATACAAGGTACGTTCACAGCTGAATCAGATACTTTTTCAGGAAGTTATTATAGAAATATGGGTACAGTAACAGGGACAGTTAATTTAGGGACAGTAAAAGTTCCTAATACATATAGTCCTCCAATTAATCCTCCAAATCCTGAAGATCCTACAGAGCCTACATTTAGTCCATATAAAACTATACAGAATCTAAATGACTTTACTACTAGTACAAACATAACTACTCCTTCTGATAATTTACTTGATGTTATAAAATTTAATTCTTTAGGGTTATTAAGTACACAAATAACAGCTGGAGCTGCTATAGATAGAGTAATTCTTTTAAATAATTCTAGATCACAAATTTTTGATAATCAGAAATTGATGCTTTATAGGTCTGATTATTCTAATCCTATAGAATTGACAAAATCAGGAGCAACTACTACTTCTACAGGAACAATAATAGTAGATTCTTTTACTCCTTCAGTAACTTACAAAAAGGGTAGTATTTTAGCTTTAGTTAATTATGATATTAATAATAATATTACTACAGGTGGAGGAGGTACTCCATCATCTCCTGATACTTCTGTACAATATAATGATAGTGGCACGTTTAAAGGTGATGCAAATTTTGTATATGATGAAGGCAATGATAGGTTAACAGTACCTAAAGTTAATACTGCATTATTACAAAACATTGCAGGTAATGGTAATTCTTCATATTCTATACAATTAGCTAGTCAAAATATGGCTATTGTTTCAAGAACTAGTGTAGATATTTATTTAAATGAAGCTAATGGAAGTGCTAACTCGACAGCTTTTCAGATTAGAAATCCACAAACAGGTAATATTGTTTTCGCAGTTACCGATACAGGAATTATAAAAGCTATAGGTAATAAAATACGAGATTCAGCAGGTACAGATGTAATAGATATGTCTACAGCTGGAACAACAATAATTGAGGGTAATACACAACTTAATAGAAATGCTCCAGCAACATTATCAGGCCCTGATGCAGACAAACTAATTTTATCTTCTATAGATGACTTAGAGTTTAAAATAGCATCAGGTGGAGCAAGTAGTAAATCATTTAAATTTATTAATAATACTACGGAAGTTGCATCTATTAATTCTAGTGGCGATTTACAGATAGATGGTACTATCAGTAATAGTGCAGGTACTTCAATTTTTTCGAACAATGTTGTAATAGGTACTGTAGATTCAGTTAGTAATGGATTAAGTATAGGCGAGGCATCTCCTACAATTCAATTATTTGACACTACTAATAATGCAAAACTATTAATATACTCACAAGATAGTAGTTCTGTTATTGGTACATATAGTAATCATAAGTTATTATTATATACAAATAGTACTCAAGCCATAGAAATAGACACTTCTCAAAACACAACTTTTGCAGGTGACATAACTGTATCAGGTAACGATATAAAAGATTCAGGAGGGAATGTAGTAGTCAGCTCTAATGGTAGTGGCGTAGGTACGTTTACAGGAAATCTTAGTGGTAATGCAGCTACAGTTACAACTAATGCAAATCTAACAGGTGATGTAACAAGTAGTGGTAATACTGCTACAATGGCAGCTGTACAAACAAATATAACTACAATAACAAATGCCTCATTAAAAATAGGTAGAGATGCAGACAACCTAATAGAATTTGATTTAGATAATATAATTGATTTTAGAGTAGGAGCAGGTGAAGTAGTAAGGCTTAGTATGAATCAATTTAGACCATCTCAAAACAATGTGATGAATTTAGGTTTTGGTACTATTGCTTTCAAAAATCTATTTTTAGGAAGTGGTGCTACTATTGACTTTAATAATGCTGATGTAGTTTTAACACACTCTGCAAATCTTTTAACTATTACGGGTGGTGATGTAGATATAGTTGGAACTCTAGATACAGATAATTTAACTATATCAGGAACACAAGGTACAACTGGTCAAGTTTTAACTTCTACAGGTAGTGGGGTTTCTTGGCAGGATTCTAGTGGTGGTGGAGGTGGTGGTACAAACACTAACATTGCAAATACTAACCTAACTTTAAATGCTGGAAGAAGTTTAAATTTAGATGATAATAATTTAGAGATAAAGAATGGAACTACTTCATATTTAAATTTTGATGATGCTGGTATTAATATTCTTGTAGCTAGTGATGATTTAGATATAGGTACCTTTAATTTTAGAGC